AGGGTCATGGTGCAACCTGAAAACCTCTACACAACTACTGTAATCGACACTTTTGCGTGAGACTTGAATAATTCCTCACTCCTTGCAGATTTCCCCTGCAATTCCTGCACTTTCTCCTGCAAGTCCTACAATAGCCCACAATCGACGTTCGACGTTCTAAGTCCTAAGTCCTATCATACCTATTACTAAGCAACACTTCCTTTGCAGTCCTCTACAGGCTTTCTATCGGGCAAATATAGCTTACAACTATCTGCACTGCTCAATTGCACTAAAAGGCTGTCAAAACCCCAAGGAAGTAAGCAACTACCTTTATAGTTGCAAATCCACTTCGGCGTTAGGACGTAGCACCCCACACCACGTTCGCAAATCTTTCGCATCGTTTCTATCTGGTGGTCTTCAATCACCCCACCTTCAACCTTTAACTCCAACCACCCGTTCCACACTTTGTGAGCAACCCACAAATCAGGCATACCCCTTCTTTGGAAGAACCCACCGCAAGAGTTAAACACAAAGCAACAACGCTGCTTCAACTCTGCAACAACTTTTCTTTGAAACTCTGATTCTCTCATTTTATCTTCAACCCTCTTTTTCTAAACAATTGTTCCTGACCATTACTTGTTCCCTATGTCTTTTGCCAACATAGTTCGACGTAAGGTAACTTTGAACGTTCGTCTTTTCGACGTTCGACCAAAGCCCCGGAAAAGTCCAATCATAACGGTAGCAGCCTGCTGTAATTTGTCCCTGCTTAAAAGGAACCCAAGCCCCTTTTGTTTCATCAACATAGAAACTCCCAATCCCCTTTTCAACGGTGACTTTCACTCCGTCCCACGGTCCACCCACACACATTGCAGCATGTTTCCACGGCGGTCTAAGTCTTCCTTTCACAATTTCAACTTCTTCAACTTCTGCAACTTCATTTGTTGATTGTCTGAATTCAACAAGCTCACCACAATTGCTGCAAGTGGTTCTAATACCATCACCACCGTCACCGCTTGGAATCTTTCGCAAGCACTCTGCAATACTAAGCAAAGAGAAACTTTCAGCCGCACTTAACCCTTCTGATTCTTCTGCAATTTCTTGCAGGGTCATTATCCAAAGTCTAATGTTCGTTTCAATTGTCATAACTGTCACCTTAACCCTTGCTTGATCTGTCGGACGTAGGTTTGAGCATCTGCCTTCATTGCAATGTGGTTGTTGATCTTCCATCTTACGTCAACAGGTTCTTCTTCTCCCACCACCCTTTCAACTATTTCAATGGGTCCGAACATTCAAAGGATAACGGAAACTTGATACTGCTATCCATCATTGCTATCATCCAACGTATGTTTGGAATCGACATTTCAGGAAGACTCTTAACATCAAACCACGAACCTTGTTCATCTTCCAAGGAAATTACTTCGTCACAATTTGTTGAAACTTTGTAAACCCACACCACACCGAAGTTGCAAATCATTGTGAAGCAGTGCATATAATGGAACGTGTCACTGTTTGAAAGTTCTTCGGACGCCTCACGTTTAATTGCTTCTAAGGGTGACTCCCCTTCTTCGATCTTTCCACCAAACCCGTTGAACATTTCTTTTTGCCATTCAGGTCTTTTCTTTTCTATCAGGTATACAACCGGATAGTATTGATAGAAAAGAAAGCCTAACACGTATTTCGGAATCTGTTCACCCATCCTGCAACCTTTCAATGACAACAATCGACGCACTCCGAATCACGCAAATTATCATTATAAGTCACCCGTCCGCAAGATTTACACGTTGCAACTTTCTTTCCGAATGTAACCCGTCACGAAACTTCGGGCAACACCCATCGAACACCGACAAACAATCATTCCACGCACACCAACCCCAATAACCACGTTGACTTTCTGAAACTCTTGGTGAATTAGTATACCACGAAACACAATGCTTGCACATAGGTTCACAAGGTCTTAAACAAATGTCACCTTCAAAAAAAATGAATTACACCATAGCATGTGTCAATCTTACCTATGTTGTTCCAACGGTCACCTATACCGAATACCTTCCAAATTCGGACATAGTTCACCCGCCGCAACTCAATTGATCTTCGTTTTTTAAGCAACAACTGCAAGCGTGTGAGTAACTTACTTTCTTTGCTTTCTAACTTTGCCATAATGGTGATACCACACTTCACCTTTCGTTGTCCAAGTGAAAACTTTGTCTTCACAGAATCCCGGTTCACCTACAAATTCCATAAAGCCCATCGTGACTAATCCTTGCATTGCAGCAGAGTCACCATAATATAAATGTCCCGCTGCACGTTCAGCAGTGTGAATCAGAATTTCTCTTTGTTCGTCTGTCATTTCTTCTCCGTTGTCCTCCCATAGACCACAATCTTGCCAATAAGACCTTGTTTCCCTATTCCACTTTACACACCAACCCCATATAAAGTTTTTCGGTCTACGCCCCCACCAGTAACAACTTAGACAAGCTCTAATCCTCACTGTCAACACCTAACTCGTCAATGTCTCGCAAGAGTTCATCAACATCTTCATCTTCGTCTTCCCAATCGTCTTCGTCTTCTTCGTCTTCGTCAATCTCTGTTTCTTCTTCGATTGCTTCCAACTCTGCAAGTTCGTCGTCTGTCAACTTACTTTCTTCGTCCATCTTGTCACCGTCTTTCGTGTCTTGTCCCGGTTATAGGGTCCAACTTTTCTTTTTTCTTTCGTAACTCTGCAATCAACTCACAGGTGCAACCCGCATTAAGTCCGTTGTCTACCCAATCACTCCCACACCTTTCACAATGCACAACCACTCTTGAAAGGTGCAACAACTGCAACCCTGCATCAAGCAAATGTAAGAAGTCTATATGTTCAAGTTTGTGTCTTTGCCCCTGGTGCAAACTTCGTGATAAAGTTTCCTAATTTCTTCGCTTCGGCGTTCGATACTTTGCCCCTGCTTCCCACTTTGGATAACGTTTCAACACGCTCTGCAAACTGTTCTTTGGAAAACTGCACCACTTGATTGTTAAGCAGGGTGGCATGTTCCGCAAGAAACTTTATTGCGTCAAACAGTTCAGGTTCAAAGTAGTCATCAGGGTTCAACGGCAATTCATTTTCACTATACTGTTCTCTCATCATTATCCCCACCCATCAAGTCTAATGTGCGGTTTATGCTTCGCTCTGATTTCCTCAATCATAAATTCCCAACACTTCGTGTGGGACCAGAAAGACGGGCAATAATACCAAATGATTGAAAACTGTTTCAACGTATAGTGCGTGACATCGGAAACACCTATTGCAGATTGAGCATCTTTCAACGCTTCACCATCTTTCGTCACCCAAAATTCAGTTTTCTTTGTCACTACCCTTCGACCACTTAGCGGACCACCGATGCACATTGCGTTCATACAATTATCGTATCCTTTCCTACCACTCTGTAATTTGTAATCAATTCTTCAACACACATTTCAACTGTCCACGTTGAAGGTCGAAAGATTGCAATTCCTGCAATATACTGCAACACATATAAGCAGTGGTCTTTTCTGCTTGGATTGTCTGTAATCAGTTCCCCACTTGTTCCAATTGCAAAACTTTCTCGATTTGTTTTTACACGTTTTCTGTCCATCGGACCACCAACACATACAGCAATCATATAACGTCACCACCCTTTCTAATTTCTTTGCAGAGCTTCCACCACTCTTTGAAGTTCAGCGTGACAAAACAAATGAAAGTAATAAACAGGAAGAAAATCACACCAACAAGCCAACAAGGTTTTGGTGCAACCTTTGTTCTATTTTCTTCAATCCAAACTAATAGCCAGTCTGCCATTAGAAAGCCCACCACAAAGCGTAAGCAATATCAATCCCGGTCATCCCATCAAGCACCCACATCGGCGGGTCTTTAATAAACACATATTTTACAGTTTCAAAATCGTCAATCACTGCTGGTGTAGGGTGGAAACGTGGTTCGACGGGTGGCGTGACATCAGCATAAAAGTAGTCCAAGTCGTGTTCCACTGTTCTTCGATGCAACGGACCACCAACGCACTTACCTTTGAACATAATTTTCACCTTACATCTGTAACAACTTTCGCATCAGGAAATCAACCAAGTAAGTATAAGCTTCTTCGGAATCGTCACTAAGCTTCAAGCCCCTTCGTGACAAAATGTAATGTGCAGCGTGAATACATTCATGCACTTTAATCAACAACAAATGCTTACCTTTGCACTTAGGACTAAACCACAAAACAACAATGTCTTGACCTTTCTTCGTGTAAACTTGACAAGCCCCGTCACCGTGTGGCGGTTCATAAGCGTCAAACTCATTCTTGCAAAGTAAAGCATAGTCCTTCAAACTGCATCGCTTCCAGTAAACGTTGAAACGATAAATAGGGACACGAACCCAAGAAAAGCAAACCTTCTTAGTCTTGCAAGTCAATTCCTTCTTCCTTGAAGTCATCAATCATCCCTTTTGCTGCATCATGGTTTGTTAGCCACAACAACCCCACTGCAAGTTTGCAGTCACCCACAAGCTTTTCGCTTATTACATAAGGTGCTTCTAACCCTTGCTCTTTGTGCTGCTCCAACACTTGCTGCAAAGCTTCCTTCAAGTCTGGTGACACAAACTGTGGAAGGTCAGCTTTCTTCAATTCAATGCCCCAAGTGACACACTGCAAGCACAACCACTCTTTTTGGTCACTGCTTTGTAATGGGACAAGATTCAAAACGTTGTACTTACCTTCACCGTGATTTATCATCACGAACATTTCAGAGTCTTCAAGCTCACTATCCTGCACAAACCGAATGAATTCACTCGCTTTCATCTGTCACCCCTTTAATCTCCCGCTCGCTTTCATCAATTACAATTTCTGTTTCCCAAGTCAAAGGTTCTGCACCGAACGCTTTCCACACAGCAGCCCCAATTTCTGTAATTTCTATGTCAAGGCAATTCCGCAAAACTCCGTCCTGTGCAATGACAAAATCTTCGTAAGACCTTTCACGTCCCGGCCATCCTGCTTGGAACACTTGCAGTGATTTCAAAGATACAGGAGTAAGGACACCCATCAACGGTCGAAGAATCCTTTCTCTGTCAACATCAAGCAACGTTCCGTCCAACGAGTTATATATTTCTTTCACTGTCATTTTGTCCCACCTTTTCTTTGTCCCTGCGTTTATAAAAAACGCCCACCCGCCCACACACCGGGACAAAATCATGTTACTATGCTGGTCTAATCAAACCACAATCACAAGGTCCGCTTGGATAGTCGCACCACGTTTCGTGACTCTTTCTTCGCTCTGATTCATTGAAAACTTCACAACTGCAAGGTTCACTTGGATAACCACATCCCCTTGAATGACTTGCACCACCCCGTTCATTCTCTTTGTCAATTTCGTATTTTGACCTTCGCATTGTTCCAACCTTTCAAGTAGTCACTTTGTTCACGAAGATTGTTTAGACGCTTCCCCGTGACAAGTCCGAACATCGAAAGGCCAAAACCAACTACAGCCCAAAATATCAACCACGTTGTCAACGAAACTTCTCCGCTGCTTTAACTCCAAGATAAAGCAAACAAGGGTAAAGAATCAACCGAACAATCAACCACCCTGCATTAGTCTTGGAGCCCACAAAACACATTAGCACCGCACAAATCCAACCAAGTGCAATGCACAGAATAACTTGTTGCTTCCACCTTGCTAACATTGTCTCAACCTTTCTAAATCAAAATGAAAGTCTCCCGGTTTAATGTGCATCGTGTCACCATCCCTAACTGTAATGTAACTCTCATAAAGACTGCACATTGCAACAATCTTTCCTTTGACTACAATACAAGCCTGACTGATTCTCATTCGCTTTGTTGCAACCCACAAGTAACCCTTGACGTTTTTCACAACACCTTCTGCTTCGTCAATCATTGCAGTTCCCATTGACTTAAACTCTGTCACTCTGTCACCATTATGATAAAGTGCAATCTGTGCAGAATCAAGCCAACTGTCTTTTTCAACTATCTGTCCCATTGTCACCACCTAAGTTGTCGAAACAACGTCTGCAATTCTCCGTTCAAGTTTTTCTTTTTCTTCTCTAAGGTCTTTAAGTAGTCTTTCAACTGTGATTTCTACAAGTTGAAATTTATCAACTCCTGCATCTGCTGCTGTCCTGTACATCATTGACCACTTCGGACCAAAGCGTTTCGTCATAAACAGTCTTGCAGTGTCTTCATCTACTGCTTCAATTTTATGATAACCCCCATAGTATTTTTGACCACTACCAAAAGTGAAGAAGTAGTTATTCATTGTCCCACCTATAGAATGTTGATAAACAAACTTCCTGCTTGAATCACAACCTTGTCACCCTTTTCAACTGCCCACTTTGTCACCGGAACAAGTCCGTAATACTCAAGGTCAATCGCTGCTGCAATGAACGCAACTTGACTTGCAGGAAACACGATAGGTTGTGCGTTGGCTAATCTTCTTTCACCCGCAAACAAGAAAGGCAAAATCAAATCAGTTCTTAACCTTCGTTTTTGATCTTCGTCACATAACCAAATACGCATTTACTTTGTCTCTTTCTTTCATCACAACACCTGCATAAAAGTTTTACCTTTGGACGGGTGACCTTTCAAACTGCTGTCAATGATTCTCTGCAACTTATATTCTAAGTCATCAAGAGCTTGTGCAGATACCCTTTCAAATTTCCATCCCGGTCTTACGATTGATTGACGCTGCAAGATAAACTTCTTTGTGGCACTTCTGTTCAGCAACATTTTCTAATCTCCTAATCAAAAGTTTTCATTGTGAATATAGTATATCACACTTGTCCACTTTTGTCAAGAGAAAAATTTTTGTCACTGGTGACATTCAGAATTCTTCGTCCATAAACATGCCCACTTTTGCACAGATTTTCAAGCTACAAATATTCATGTGGACTAACCACGCTTCAATTTGTTCTTTTTGCCACAAAGGTTCTTGAATTTCAATGTGCTTGTCACGAACAAGAGTCACTAAGTCAAAACGCGGTTTGAATACCATCATCTTTTTTAATTCTCTTGTCGTCCATCCCGGCCATTGTTTGAAAGCCCTGCCTGTTTCTTTCTGCCATAGAATAGCAGATGCAATCTTCGGTTGTGGTAAACCACTTCCCGGTATATTATCAACTCTGTCACCCACCCAACCTTGAAACGTCACCATGTCGGACGGCGAAAGTCCGTTCATTTGCTTTTCAACTGTTTCAACATTCCAAGGATACTTCTTTTCCCTGAACGCTTTTAGAAGCACAGTGTGTTCATCAATCAATTGCAACATATCTTTATCGTTGCTGAAAATGATTGTCTTCTTCCCTGCCTTGCTCCGCTCTGCTGTTATGCAAGCAATAACATCATCTGCTTCAAGCCCCTGATACTCTGCATTGTGGTAAACTTGCTTGCAGAAAGCTTTGAATTTCTTAACTCTGTTGGAATCTAAGGGAGTCTTCAAGCCCCTGTTTGCTTTGTAGCCTTCAAAAACATCATACCTAAAACTTGAAGACTCCCAACACAACACAACGTCACCTTTTAAGTCCCGGTCGAGTGCTTCACAGGTTCTTAGCACTCCGTATTCCATCCCGGTAGGTTCACCGTCACTGTTGGTCAAATAGTCCAACAAGTTTCGGTACTTGTGCATCATCCAATAAGCATCAACAAGAATCATAACGGTCTGGTCTTCCTTTCAAACTTCAACTTTACAGTGTCACCGTCAACCCTGAAAGAAACAAGTTCAGTCTCTACCGATGAACCTTCAAGCAAAACCTTGTTGTTAAGTTCTGCTTTGTCCAACAACTGCAACTCTAACAACAAATTACTTACTGTCATATTACTACCCTTTCTAATGTTTCAACTTCAATCTTCTCTGCTGGTGGTGCATCTTTATTGAATTCTTCTCTTGTCTTTCCAAAGTGTTCTTCCGCTTCTGCTTGGTTAAAGTATTCTCCGCAATACAGACAACGAAAAGCACACCAAACAGGTAAGGTGACACCTTTTCGTGTTGTCACCCAACCTGTTGATCTTGCCTGATTTGTTTGGTGTGCAACCCACGCATCTTTACGAATTCTAATTGTCACTGTCTACACTCCGACAACATGCAAAGAAAAACTATCAAACCCAACATTACATAGTTGAAAATCTTAATTGCTTTGTCATTGTACTTAGGCATTTGTTACCCTTTCTTAAAAGTTAGCAAATGCCCCCTCTATGGTTTCAAAATGTTGTCTATTCCTTTCTTGATTTCTTCAACTATAGTTTGCCTTACGGTTTTCAACGCTTCCTGCAACTCTGTGATTTGCTTTTTCAAGCTTGGCACTTCTTCACAATCCTTGCAGTCATAACAATCAATGTTCTTGTGTGGTTTGACAATCAGAATAACCCCATTAGTTGCAAAGTCATGTTCTGTGTCACTTACTTCAAGTTCTTGTTTGCAGTTTGCACATCTTAATTCGATCTGCATTTGTCACCCCTTTAGAGGAACAAAGAAAGTGTCAATTTTCCACAACCACCGCACAGAATAAATCCACCCGCTTGGCGTTCGTAGGATAACGTAACGGTGCAACCAAGTTCCATACTTCCGAAACTCGTTGATCTTCATTCCTTTCAGGTCAAGGAATCTATCATTTATGTCACTGCTTGGCATCATTCACCCCTTCTGATAAAAGTTGCAACGTCCTTATAATAGTCTGGTGCAACTGCTTCTGCACCAAGACGGTTTTCAATTCTTGTCACAATTGCGTCAACAAGTTGAATGTCACTCAGCATCTTTCGCATTTCAGTGACATACCTGCAAGCTTCCATCATGCGTTCGTGATTGTGTTTCAAGTCTGGAAAACGTTCAGCCGGGAACAGTTCTTTTAAGTGTTCCGCTGCTGCAAGAAATGCGTCCCTATCTTGTCTTGACATTCCACCAATTCCTTAAACGTGTCACCATAATTGAAAACCATGATGAAGATTCATAAAGCGTTACTTTTATTTGAGCAACTTTGAGTTGTCCTGAAAGAAGTCCACGCTCTTTTGCTGATTCTCTTAACATTCCTTCCAGTTGCTCACATTCAGTGTTTGTGTCATGCAACGTTGTTTTCAGTTTCAGGTTTTCTTGTTCAGCTTCCTTCAACTGTTCTTGCCAAATTTTGTTTTCCTTTGCAAGACGTTTGTTCGTGGTCATTGTTACCTTGCAACGTCTTTCAACTTCCTTCTTTGCCCACTCCTTAGCTTCAATTATTGCTTTGGTCTTTTCTTCTTTGAAGATTGAAGACCGTTCGTCCATTATGATTTGTTGGTGTTGGTTTCTGAACCCCGTCACTTCTTCCAGCAGTTCGGCGTTCTCTTTAAGAAGTGCCTCTAACCTTTCCTCAAATAGAATCCGGTCAAGAACCCATTTGATTCGTTCATTCTCCCTTTCATAATAACCTGTTCGATACTTCTGCAATTCGTGTGCAACTTTTTCAAACTCCGAATAGTCAATCACCCTTTTCTTCGGTTTCATCACTGCTTGTCCGCTCATTGTCTGTTCGGTCATCTTCTGTCACCACCTTCCAATTCAGGTCAAACTGTTTGAACCCTATTTGCTCACCCGCTTTGCACGTCTTCACTTCTCCAAGGTCGATTTCAGTGAAGACATTATCAAAGTCACTGTCCTCATTACTATGTGTAATTACTGCTTTGTTATACTGTCCCGGCGTGTTCCATGTAATAGGGAACGCATTTGAATAACCGTATGCAGTTCGCATCCACACAATTGATTGTGGCAAAGTGTCACCGTCTGTTCCTACAAGTTTGACTTGAAATTGAGTCTTCCCCGTCAATATAGAATCAACAATCAACAATTCGTCCTGTGACTTTGTAATCACAGTAAGCACCAATCTTCTTAGCAGTTCTTCCATGTTCAGATAATCTCCGTACAAAGTTCACCTTTGTTAAAGGCAAACGTGTCACCTTCATTTGCAGTAATCTTGCAGCAAAGACATTGTTGAAGAAAGTATTCCACATCGTTTTCAACTCTAATCTTGAAACTATCAATTGCAAGTCTTCGGGTTAGAGTTCTAAATTCAACAATGTTTTCGTTGGAATAACTTTCTCCGTCCCAACTCCAAATAAAAGGTTGCCACTCTGTTTGCTGCACGTCATCACAAAATAACGCAACCTGATATTTGAATTCTTGTGCTTCTTCGATTGCCTGTGCTAAGTCAGCAGGAAACTCTTGTGCTTCGGTGTTTGTTGGATATTCAACTAACCCAACGCTTGCAGCAATTGCAAGCTTTAGTGCTTCTCTCCGATTCAGTGCCATTGTCACCTTCTCCTTTATCGCTTCTTCATTTTCAAACCCAACGCTGTTTCCCAAAAGATTTGACCTTTATCATTCACCGTTCTTGGATGCAATGAACGTAGGTCAGCAATCTTTTTACTTTTAAGGATTGCTCTTGTGTGTTCGTGCTTATACCACCAGTGACCTAATCTGTAGTTTGGGTAACCTAATTCAACTAAACTAAGCACCCCGTGAAGGTCACTTGTGAAGTCTATCTTCTCTGTCCAAAAGATAGTCCGGTCAAAAGCTAACGCATGATGAATTGTGGCGTTTTCTCTTTCCGCAAAAGGTTTGTTTTCTCCAATTCCAACCGCTGCATAATCTTCAACTGCGTTCTGCATTTCTTGCACAAGTTGCAAAGCGTCACCGTCTGCATCATCGTGATAGAAATGCAAATCATCATCAAGAAGAATGAGCCTGTTGTCTCGCAAAAAGACAAAATACATTATGAAATTGCGAAAGTCACTTGAACCAGCAGAAAGAAGTGTAAAGTGTGCTTCGTAATTTCTCGCATAAGCCCTTCTATCTGTAGGCTTAACAATCATAATGCAATTGAATTTGTTTGTCACTCCATCCCGAATCAACTGATTTGCAGTTGTTTGGTTTTCGGGGTCTGGTCTGCCTGTTGACGGAATAACAATAATCATCTGACTATCCTTTCTATTAGAAGAAGGAATTCCCGGCGTTTAGCGTACAGAGTTCTCTATTGAAGGTGCTTAGAGAAGTGTCACCGGGAATTCCAATTGAAGTGAATGTCACTCAAATTGCGTCCATTTGCAATCTTGTGGGTTTTTGTCTTCCCGCCAACGAACAAACCGGGGAAAACGCATAGCGTTCACCATAAACGAATCAAAAGAAACTTCACAAACCTTTCCAAGTAAGGTGTGACGGTCTACAGTCTTTCTAAATTCTTCGGTGAACCCTGTTCCAACATTGCCCACTGTCACTAACTGTCCTTTGTCATTGTAGACACTCACCACAACACACTGCAAGTCACCAAAATGATTTGCAGTCCAACTCTGTTTTGTTGCAGTTACTACAACGTCCGCTGTCTTGACGGGTTTGAGTTTATACCACCCTTTCATGTGGCTTAATTTCAAAACCCACCCTTCAATTCCTTTTTGAACCGCTCTTGCAAGCAGCCCTTCACGGTCTACTTGACCGTTTTGCAATCGTGCAGTGTATGCACAAGTAATTCCTTTAGTCTCTAATTCTTCAACTGTATCAATCAAGTCACGATTGAACCAGTTGTTAGTTGCAAAAACAGGTGCAGCGAAAGCCCTAAACTGCAATTCTTGACTTCCTTGTTTGAGCAGCGTTGGTACTGTTGCCGCTGCACCTTCGGAGAAAAGCTCACCAAATAAAATCGAATGTTTTGGAACGTTGCTCAAAACTTTTGCAACTTGTTCACAAGACATTGCTTTGTCTGTTATATCAATGTCGTTCTTTGAGAAAATTTGAACGTCACCTTGTCCACGGTATATTTTGCCCAAGTGACCATCATACTTCAATTGCAAGAAAGATACTTCCTGCATTGCATAGTCTTTGAATTCAGGAAACGGAATCAAGAAAGCCATAAGCCACCCACCACTAAGGTTTGTCTTTGTTCAATGTCACGAAGTCTGCACAGGGGGTGATTAACATTTTGACAACAGTTTCAGGGCCGATACTATCATCAGACTGTTACACACTGTGCAGACTTGGTGACATTGATTTGTCACCAAGCATACGTTGGGGTTTTCACTCCGAAAGCCCATCCAATTGCTTCTGCAAGTCTGCAATTCTTTGGGCAATCTTTGTCTTGCGTTCCAGACGTTTCTTCACGTCCTTTTCCAGTTTGTTCATGCTGTTCTGTATCTTGTCCGCAATTTTGCCGATCTTAGCAATCACGGTCCCAAGTTGGTTCAATGCTGAATCTGGTGCAGCATCAGGGAATTCGATTGCACCCAAAGTTTCAGCACACGTCCGCAAAGCAACAACGCAATCCAAGTCACTTGCAGGAACAACGCTGTCTTTCTTTGCACTGGTCTTCTTCTTCTTCTTTGCCATAAATAGCCCCTTCTAATCCTAATAAGGTGAATGATTGCTAAGTGTCCCGCCCCACATCGAAAGACGGGACACCCCAACATAGGAGTAAAGAAATAAGGAATCGAATTATCCCAACTCTTTTTCCATCCTTGCAATGCGTTGCTTCAAACTTTTGATCTTTGCTTTGATTTTATCTTCGTCGTTGTTCTGCACTGTCTTCAACTTTTGCTTCATAAGAATCAAGTGGGCTTGCAGTTCTGTAATTTCATCCGGTGCTTTCTTTCTTTTAGCATACAGTTCTGCAAGTGCCTTTTGTGCTTTCTTGATTTCTTCTTGTGCTTTCTCCACTCTTTGTTCAAATTCTTCAAGCAATACTCTTTTGCCTAAAATCAGAGCTTCATCAATCCTGATTATCTCTTTGATTTCAGACTCCTTTGAAGGTTCTTTTCTCGTTGCCATTGTCTTTTCTCCGAATTCTAATTAGTGTGTCACAACGTTCAATCAGTTCTGAAACTGACCAAACGTGGTGACACACTGTCACCACGCTTCGACAATTAGTGTCCCGTGTGGTTGAGCTTTGTTCTGCCTTGCAAGGAAGTCCAAGGTCATAACAAACCACCGGGACAAGGATAGTCTTATTAAGTTTGTCGTTGTCACTACGTCTAATCAGTGCCACCACTGGTCAGACGTGGTGACAACGAGTCACCACGTTGACGATATTGCAGAATACCTGAAAGTGATTTGCTTTTCGGCGTTGGACTAAATGTCGTCCACTTCTACGCCGTCTGCCTTCAACTGTGCTTCCAGTTCGGCAAGTTGCTCTCGCATACGTGCAACCTTCATTGCTTTCTTGCGAGTCGCTTCGTCACCAAACTTCTGTATTCTTGCCGCTTTCTTCTCTTTGTCTTCGGCCATTGCAAGGAACCGCTCTGCTTTCGCCCTTGCAACGTATGCTTGGTGCAGCAGGTAAGTTGCAAGGTCTGCAAACTGGTCCTTTTTCAGTGGCTTGTGAAGGCGAATGTCGAACCCTTCGTAAACCACTTCACCCGAAACTTCAATCGGTTTCGGTACAGCAACCAAAAGACCGTCACTGTTTACGGCAGTGACTATCTTGTTTTCGTCGTTCAGAAACTTTGCTTCCGCTGTCTCGAAAGCAACTTTTCCTTTGCCTTCGGCATCATCCGTTCCTTCGTTGCCACTGTTCGGTTCTGTCTGTCCTACACGCTTTGCCATTGTCTGTACTCCTGTTAAAAAGGTTTGTGTTAGAAAAACTGTAGTTTACAATAAGAAGACTTGACCACCAACACTTGTAACTGTTCAGGGTGACAAGAGTAAATCCGTTGACACTAACCCAGCATATTGTTAATGCTTTTCGTTTTTTACGGTGGTCAAGTCTAAAACCCTGTGCGGGAGTCGAACCCGCACAAGACCGTTCAGGGTCAATGTCACTTAGTCTTCCAACTGTGCAAGCTTGGCTTTCAGTGCAGCAATCTTTGCTGCAAGCTTGTCTTTCTTGGCTTTCGTTTTGTTCTGCTGTGTCGAAGCACTGTCAATCTTCTTCTGAATCCTTTCCGCTTTCTTCTCTGCACGTTCCGCAATTCTCCGCAAGTCATCAACGAAAATTGCAGCGTTTTCCTTTGTCTTTGCTTCGTCGTCGTTCTTCACGTCGAAGTTACCTAAAGCCTGTGCAGCATTGTTTGCAGTCTCTTTCAGTTCTTCGGCAATCAGAATGAAAACGTTCTTTGCATCAAGATTTGTGTTTCCGGTAACCTTCATTTTACTATCCTTTCTAATGTGTGTGAATAAAGTTTCATCGAAAGCCCCTGTGCGGGAGTCGAACCCGCACAAGTCCAAGCAGGGGAAAGCGTTTCAAAACAGTTTTGTATACATTCCTGTGTTGCGTTCAATCACTTCATGCAGTTGATCGAAGTAAATTCCAAACTCTGTGTGAGTCTGTGCAATCATCGGGACACCGTTCTTGCTCCGAATCCTGAAAAACGAAACTCTGTAAAGGTCATCAGCATAATTCAGGTGAATCTGAATCATGTTCCAGCCCTTGCAGTTTCGGCCAATTCGAAATCTAACCGAATCTCTGTCTGCAACAAACTGTTTTGCACCTATCATCATCAAAGCTTGTTTTCCGATTTGATTCAAGATTGTTTGTGCAACTTGCATTGTCCTATCCTTTCTAATGGTTAGTATTGTCGAAGTAAGCCCTTTGCAGGAATCGAACCCGCAACCTTGCGTCCTGCAAGGTAACCGTTAAGGGTGGGTGACTTGTCTTCGTTTCCAGCCGATTATCATCAGCACTGGTTTCAAACTTCTCTGCAAACAGGCTTTTGTTTTGAGCCCCGTATTATTCACTTGTCATATCCTTTATTCTGAAATACAGTCTAACACAGAACATCGAAAATGTCAAGCATAAAATCCCGAAAATATGAAAAATTTTTCGGCGTTTTTGAGCTAAAAACGGGGATTTTAGCACCTACTCTAAATTTTCCTGATTCAAGCTTTGTCAATCTCTGCTTGCATCATCTTCATTGTGTCTTTTGCGTCCTGCTTGTCATCGGTGTAATAAGACTTGGTTTCGTCAAACTTTCCATCTTCGTCATACCACTTAACGCACCATTCACCCCAACCTGAAAGGTAACGGAGTTTTAATGTTGGCTTTACAACTTCCACGGTGACCACTTCACCACCAGAATAGATTTCCAAAGCGTTCTTTGCAATTCTGATTGCATCTGCTTGATTGTCTGCAATCACTGGAAAACTGATTGTCACTTTGTAAGTCTTTGCCATTGTTCTATCCTTTCTAATAGAGTTGTCGAAAACTGAAAGCCCCTGTGCGGGAGTCGAACCCGCACACTTACCTTTAGGGGCATCTATTTAATTGTCACTTTGTTGAATCACTTCTGCATATTGAAACGGAACAAAGAATTTTGTTCCATCGTCCTGTTGAATTCCTAACCTTTGGTTGCAATCGTCACTTGGCTTGTTGTAACCGTTCTTGTAATACGTCCGAAACTGATTTGCTCCCTGCCAAAACACTTTCCCTTCTTTCCCAACGTGCTTTCTCCCTTTGACTACCCTAACCCGTTTTCCTTTAGCGGGTCTTTTTGCTTCTGCTTCTTCTCTTAACTTCTTGTAGTGTGCCGCAATTGCTGCTTGCACCTTTGCATACCTTTCTTTGAGTTCGTCGGTTGCATCAACGTTGGAGCCCATTGCAGGGTAAGTCCAAGCTCTTGTTGTTGCATATTCGATTTCTTTGAAGCAGTCTTTTTCTTCGTCAAAGACTGTCATATAGAAATCACTGTCATTGTAATGATTTGCTTCACGGTCCCGCACACACTTCCTGTAATACGTTCCATAAGTCCAATAACCGTGACTGCTGCTGTCTCTGTGGAACCTGATAAAGATTGCTCTTTGCGGAATGTCACTTAGTTTGCTTGCTATGTTGATAATCATGTTACTATCCTTTCTAATAAGTTGTTGTCGATTTGTTCAAGCCCCTGTGCGGGAGTCGAACCCGCACAAGACCGTTCAGGGGTTAAGAAGCTTTCTTGCCAAGCTTCGGAAACTTCTTGAAAGAACGTTTTGAAGTATAGTTCATAACTTCTTTGTGACACTTTTCACAAACACCAATCCAACCTTTGAGTTTGTAACCACCGATTGAAAACTTGTGGTCACCGGGAAGAAAACCGAATCCCGTTGGGATTGTTAATGTCCCTGAACCAACACAACTCACTTCGTATGTTTGGCAATCAGGGCAAAACATGCAACCTTTCTTCTTATTGTATCGAACCGCTTTCATGTTACTATCCTTTCTAATCTATGGTGAAGACGTTGCCTGTTGTCTCAACATCATCAGGGTTTATCATTTCATCATCATCAGTTGCATTACTTATCATCAGACTGTCAATCTCTTTTGTTACAGAGTTGTAACACATTGCAGAGACAAACGCAACTCTACCTTCAAAGGGTCCGCTGATAACTCTGACTTCATCATCAATTTTGATTTCACCTGCAATCTTCATTTCACTATCCTTTCTAATGTTAGTTGATATTGTCGAAGTAAGCCCCTGTGCGGGAGTCGAACCCGCACAAGACCGTTCAGGGGTTAAATATTTACATCAATGTCAACACCGTGACACTTGCTGCAACGTCCAACTGGTTTGCTAAATGTCTTGCCACATTCAAGACAAACAAACTCTTTCTTCTTGAGTCTCTTTGTTATGTTTGTGTAATGGGCTTTTGTTCTTCTTGCAATCTCCATCGTGCAGTAATTTATTTCATCCTGATAAATCCCGCACTTCGGATTATTGGGCATCGCTTCAATTGCTTTCTTTGCATCTTCAATCGTCCATCTTAATTCATTGTCTGACATCCAAACCACTTTCTTCTGATATTCATTGTGGTCAATGTGAAGTGTTTCGCAAGTTGTCATCTTTCTATCCTTTCTATTAGAGTTGATATTGTCGAAGTAAGCCCTTTGCAGGAATCGAACCCGCAACCTTGAAACTTTCAAGGCAACCGTTAAGGGTGGGCAATCCGCTTTGCTTTTGTTTTCCAGCCGATTATCATCAGCACTGGTGTTCCAAGCTTGTTGTATCAGGCTTTTGCTTTGAGCCCCGTATTATTCACTTGTTAATTAACTCTTATTCTGAAATACAGAATAACACAAACCGTTTAATTTGTCAACAAGAAAATCCCCAAAATGTTAAAAATTTATCGCTGTTTTTGAGCTAAAAATCAATCTTATTTCAATTTTCCAGCAATAAAGTTTCCTTCGCTGTCTCTAATGATTGCTTTTCCTGCTGCTTCTGCCCAATTGTTAGGACTAACTCCCAACGAAGTTACAATAGGAACCCTAAATTGTTTCTTTGGTGATTCAAGTGTTGAAACTAAATGCTTGTGTAAATTTTCATCATATAAAACATCAAGTGGTGCTTCTGTTAAGTTTTCATCGTGAACGTTGCCTGATTCAAAAACGCCCCAATCTTTTGTTGTTTTGTTGTAACGTGGTGCAACTGCAACAATTCTTTCTTTCATTATATCTGCTGCTGTGCTTTGGATAATTCTGTTAAATGACCTGTAAGCAAAGTCACTTGGTATGTAACCACGTCTTTTATAAGCATTGAAAACAAAACCACGGAGTTTACACATTCTCGCTGCACGATTTGAAGTGTCTTTAATTCCCGGTAAGGTTTCGTGATACTTTTCATAAGCATCATTTGCAAATGTTGCACACATTTCACGAAACTTCTTCAACTTGTACTTTTCTTCAAGTTGTCCAGATTCAACAAGTGCATCAACTCTTTTAGTCACTATATCAATAATTACAGGATTTGCCATTAGTTCAGTGGTCACCAATTTCTTTCCACCACCGAAAGCCATTCCAAAGTTTAGAGTCTTTGCAGGGTCACGCCCTATACCTTGCATTAGGTCTGCAACCCACTGATGGAAGTCTGTATCAGGATTTTCATTGTAGGCTTTGATTGCCGCTTTATCTTGAATGTAATGAACAATCAAACGGTATTCAATTTGGCTATAGTCATTTGAAATAAAACCATAACCGGGGCGGGGGTAAATCAAACGTTTTGATCTTTTGTTTTGTTGCTGTGAATTCGGTCTGCTGCACGAAAGTCTTCCACTTCTTACTGATTGATTGTAGTTAGGGTGTAAGACTCCATCAACGTTCAGTTCAAGAAATGTGTCAAGGTATAGACTTTTGAAAGTTGATTCAATTCTGTATTCAGCAATTGACTTTACAATTCGCAAAGTCTTTGGGTCACTTGTCACTTGTGGGTGTGCAATATATAATTGCAGTGCATCTTTGTCGAACGTAGGTCTTCCAGTGTCAACCTTTCTTCCTGATTCTTCGTCTTTCTCTTTTATTGTTGCAAGAACAGGTAAGCCCAACTGATTCACGAATATATCATAAATACAATCATTGCTGTTTGTGAATTCCCTACCTGTTAGTTCAACAATATCAGTTGACAGTTCAATCATCTTCCTAAGTGACTTGACTGCTTCAATTTTACATTCTTGTGGGTCAATGATTATCCCCCGCACTTCCATATCATAAAGCACAGGGGTTAAAAGTGTTTCAGTTTCCCAAAGGTCTGCAAGTTCCGGTGGTCTTTCTTTTTGCAAGAAACGATACAACACACGGTTCATTCTAATATCGTCACAACAGTATTCGCCAAGCAGGTCAATAGGAACGTCTGCATAATTCTTTGACTTAATGCTGTCTAAGTAAGTCTTGACTCTATCTTCTGAACCAGTGTCAACACCAAGCAACGAAGAACAAAGCTTCTTCAAAGCATACGAAGGATAATCGCTGTAATGCAGACGAGTCATAACAGCAGTGTCAATCAGTCTGCACTTAAATTCAACACCATCTGCATGTAAACAGATTGCATCAAACTTGACGTTGTGGTTAATCCAATCTGTGCAGGAAGACACAAGGTCTTGAGCCCAACGCATAACAGGTTCAATAGGTAAGTTGTTTGAACCCGGTGCAGTGTGCCGCACAGGTGCATACCATTGTTCTCGGTGGTTGTCCACCGTGACACCTATCCCACAAATCCGGTCACCTTTCCACGGGTATAGACCGCCTAACTTCTTGTGGTCAAAAACCCTTTTGGTTTCAACATCAAGAAACAACTCTTTTGCAAAGGTTAAATTAGGTAAGTCTTCAACCCGTTCACAAATCTTTGAATTGTTAGGTAACACAATCAAAATTCATCCCCTTCATAAGTCACTTGCTCCAACGGTTGTGTTAGCAATTTCTTCAACAGTTCAATGAACCCCGAAGATTTCTCATACTGCAAACCGTTTCGGAACAATGCCCTTTTCCTGACTAATAGAGAAAGGATTGATTGCCCAACGTCACGGGACACTTCACACCAGTCACAAATATCATTCAACACAATTTCATTTGTTCTCAATAGCTGTTCAACAAAGTCTTTTGGATATTTGGTTGAAGTAATACGTTTTACTATAGCTTCTTCGTCATCTATCATCGAAGTATATCTTTCTGCCTGTGAGAAGTCTTTATAACCACAAACAGAATTGGTGTAGTTGCGAAGTAGGTAGTCAGTGACATATTCAACGTGGCAAGGTCTAACTTGCAAGTCTTGCCCTGAATCGCTGCTGAATGTTCTGCAAGCCAACGCAATTGCTAATCGTGCTAATTTATAACGCATTGTCCCTTTGTCACAAAGTGGGATTGACTCTGTGAATTCTTTGCAGAGCATCAAAGACTTTTCTAAGCAAAGCTTCTCTGCTGTAGGTTCAAACTCTATCTGTTCAGGTGTGCGAGTCCAAGCCCAAAGAACCGCTTTTCTGCAAATGTCTGAATAGTAATGTGGGTCTTGTGGTTTGTTCTCTGTGATAAACTGGTTGATTTCCCTTGAATCAATTTCCTTTGCAGAGACTATCAACGCAAAGTCAAAACGTCTAATGTCTTCAAGGTTTCCAATAAGTTCTTTGATAATCTCAATTCCATAGGTGTAAGCAGAAACAGCCCTGTCACTTCGTGGATTTGAAAGCATCATCAATCGTGTTCGTGCGTAAGCACTACGCCTTTCGATCTTCGTAATTTGTGCTTTGCCACTTGAACGCATATCTGTTAAACGTCCAAGCACTTTCAAGTCTGCACCTTTAATTTCTTCAAGCACCACAAGTTGTTTATCATGTAAAGGAATCATTCCCCAAACAACAAACCAACGTGAACCAATTTGCTGCAACCCGCCTAACAATCCTGCTTCTGTTGCGTTCTTGCAATCGTGACGAATCCCTAAACCGTAATGTTCAATCAGCCTGATTGCAATTTCACTTTTGCCTTGTGAACTATCCCCGGTGACAAGGCAATTTGTCCAACCGTTTTGAATTCTCCCTTCAAATGGGAAGAACAAGACAGAATGATAAGTGAAGTCAAAAGCTAAATGCAAATCCCTTCTTTTGAATATACGGGTGACATTGAACGCAAGGTCTGTGTAAATATCTTCAAGCTTTTCTTGTAGGCTTTCTGTGGTCCAATGTTCAGGTTGAAAGATTTGCAGATGTTTGGAATCTGTCTTTGTAAAGGTGCAGGAAGCTAAACTATCTTCGGTTTCTTGTATTCTATCAACAAGCAGAACAGCTTGTGACGTTAGCGGGTGGGGAAAAGGTCTGCCTTGTATGCAGTAAGGTGTGTTAAGGTCTAAGTGACGGTTTGTCACCATATAAGCAGGTTGAACAATGTGTTCTTTGTTGTCGCCATTGTCACCAACTAATTCAAGTGGTGTTGTCAATCTGCAATCTAAAACGTTGTAAAACTCTTGTGGAAAGAAATCACAATTGCGACAACCGGGGGCATTGATCGAAGTTTGCATTGCCGCTTTCAGGTTTTTCTGATTGACGTTTATCATTTCCAGAATCCCGGCGTTCGTCGGTTTAAGTGTGACGTAGGCAAGCCCCGTTTGTTCGTCAACACTTTCGGCGTTAATTCTGCAAGTAGTGCAAAACGCTTGATCTCTTGTGCATCTTACTCCTAAAACCTTTGGGACAATAAACGGCACTGAATCCAAAGCAGAAATCATTGCTTTGCAGTTAATCCTTTTCCCCATTTGTTCCGCTCTTGCTGCATCAATCAATTTGCAGGTTATAATTTCATTGTCTTCATCATCTATTGTCGGCGGAATAAACTTAACTGCTTCTTGCATTGCTTTTTGGAAGTCTGCTTCTGCTGCTGCTTCCTTTGCAACCCAATCGTTAATGTCGCCCTTTGGATATTTGCTTGAATCAAGTGGAAGATTGATAAAGTGAATGGACGCTGCAACACTATATAAGGCACTTGCAAGAATTCGACGTGCAGCAACTCCCGCTTTATCTACGTCCATACAAATAAAGATGTGCTTACCTTTAAGCAACTGGTTAAACTTGCTGTCCCAATTGCCTTCACCCGCTGTCACCGATATTGCACCTGTTTGTAATGGGTTCAAAAAACGTTTTGCAACTAACGCTTTCAGTTCACCACCACAAATCCAAAGCGTAGGGTAGGAAAGTTGTTTCGGTTGATAAATTGCCATTGTGGTATAACCACGAATGTTCCGAAACTTTTCCGGTCCCGGTGCAGATGGAAGGTATTTGCGAAGATTTACCACTTGTCCCTGCATGTTGTAAACAGGGATAATGATTCTGCCTTCACTTGCACTGAACCCAAGTCTTGCTTCTTTTATGTCACCATCTGTCACGCCCCTATCGTATAACGCTTGCAGGAATGGTCCTGCTTTCCAAATGTCTTGGTGGTACTTCTCCACCCGCTCCTGATTTATAACCTTGGTAGATTCTAAATCAGGGTAGCGGGTGAGAAGGTCAACTATAACTGTTTTGCGTTCACAACTACCGATGTAGGCTAACAATGAGACAATGTCACCCTTCTTAGCACAAGAAGGCACAAGACAGTGCCACAAATTATTCTCTGTGTTAAGACTTGCAGAAGGTGACGAATCGTCGTGACAAGGACAACGAAACTTTATTTCATTGTTCCCGGCAGGTTCATAACCCCAACCGTAGCGTTCCAATTCGGCAATTGCGTTTACAATCTCTATCCTTAGCATTGTCACCGCAATCGCAATCGACGTTGTTAAAATTCAGAAGAAGCAGGTGTGTCACCTTCCGAAGCAGGGTCTTCAATCGGTTCATCGTCAACCGTAAGACGTTGTGCCTCAAACAACTCTTTGAATTCCTTGTGAAGACCTTGGAAGAATTGTGCTTGGTTTGGTGTGATAATCGGTGGGTCCGCTGCTTCAAACTTGAACCCAAACCATTTCCGATCTGGTGCAGGGTCATGGAACATCGGTGAAATTTCCCACACTTGAGCCCACAACGGAACAGGCACAGAACGTTCACCGATAATTTGTCTTCGCAGGGTGATTGCAGAAATGAAATTCTTTCCCTGCTGAAACTCCCCACGTTCAAAACTTAACGTTGCAGGAGTCAAAGCTAACGGGTGGTCACCGTATAGTGTGCCAACAAAACGAAGGTGTTCGACATACCTAAAGAAGTGACGTTCTTTTTCAGGAAGCTTATCGTGACCAGGATAAACTTCGTAACGTCTATTGACATCCCTGCAACACTTTGCAACGTCACTTGTGGGGTCAAAGCTTCGGATTTCAACCGAAGGCTTTCCCTGATTTGCGTCCCGAAGGTCAATCCACTTCGCAAATTCAACGAAGAAGAACACCGGGACAAACTGAAAACTGTTTGGGTCAACTTTGTACTTACAAACCAAAGCGTCACCGGGACGAAGAACAGCCGAACCTTCACCGAAAACCGATTTCAGTTCTTGTGCAGTTGTACTCTGCATAAGTTTGATTCTCGGCACTGTTCGATGTTCCTTTAGTAACTCCAAACTATCATCCTTTTCGATGTAGTCGGCAAGAAAGTTCGGGTCAACGCCACCAACTTTTTTGATATTTGATTGAGTCCTATCAGCCATTATTAAGTCTCCTGTATGTCACCGTGTATAATGGATATTGCTGTCCTAATCCCGGTGGAACACTGTGACCTTTTCCTAATTCTTCGGTGACAAAGTTTGTCACTTCGTTCCAATCCGGTTTAACCACTCCCTTTTCTGCAATGTCTTTTGGAATCTTCAAGAATTCACAAAAGGCAAGGTATTCAGGGGAACCCTTTTTTGGTAACTTTGCTTGCATCTTGCAATCAGGTGTTCCTGTTGCTAATGTCCCCTTCACTTTAGGGTCAAGTGACGGGTCATTGATAAGGTCTTTTGTTCTACTAAAAGCAATGATACTGCTGCACAGGTCTTCTCTAACTTTTGCCTCCTTTCTCATTTCATCACACATTAGTTTTACTTCTCTGCACAGAAAGCCCACATCTACTAAAGCTTCATTTGGCAGTTGCTTGTTCTTAATAGGTCCGGTGACTTCAATCAACTTTCCTATTAGCAGATTGTAAGCGTGGTGCATTTCTTCGTACAGGCTTTGCATTTCTTTCACTGTTACTTGTGGGTTCAAGGTTCAACTCCCTTAATTTGTATTTGCTGTCCGGTGCATAGAACATCAACACTTTGATCTTCTTAAACCTACTTGCAATCGTTGCAAGCAACAGTTGCAGCAGAATTGACGGACCAGTTAAGCAAACAACATCATTCTTAGGATTGAATTTAATTTCTTTCAACTTATTTCGATACTGATTCAAAAGTTGGTCAGTGTCGAAAGGGTCCGCAAAGTTGTCAAGAATGTAATGCCTTGTTCCATATTCTTCTGCTGCTGAGGAATCAAGCTTGTGGTCTTTTTGTACTACAATAACTCTCATTCTATTTCTATTCCTGTAAAGGGGTCACGAAGTTTCGGAAATCTTCTTTTACCTACTAAGTCACAAAGTGCAACTAAAGCTTTGAAGGCTTGTATAGGTTCTTGAACAAGGTGTGCAGGTATTTGTTCTGATAATGTTCTTACCTTTTCCATTTCTTCATCTGTAAGAATGTAGTTGTATTCCAAAAACACCGCACACTTTAAGTCCATGATTTGAACTAACAAGTCTTCTACAAGACTTAATTTCCTGCTTTGTGCATCTACACTATATTCAAATCCCATCGTTGTACCTTTCCCAAGTCCCAAGAAACTTTCCTTGAGCCCAAATCAGTTCAGGGGCTTCAACATAGGAACTACTGTAAATGTCACATTCAGCAGCAGTAAGAAACATTGCAAACATAAACTGCTGATTCAATTTGTTTTTGTAACGCCAAACCGAATTTAGTTTTCCTTGTCGCTCTGCAATCATTTCTCGCACAGCTTCAAACTTTTCGATTGTCATTCTTTCTTCCTTTGGTCTTGTCACTGGAGTTATTATCAACTCCAACAGTTTTTCAAGGGATTGTTCCTGTTTCATTTTCTAATGTCACTATCCTTTCTTCTAATGTTCTAATCTTCTCTTGCATACCTCTCACATTGCCTTGCAGCAGTTCCAACGCTTGACGCATATATTCAAGATTTTTAGGATTCGGAACAGGCCCACCATTCATCATCCCACTATTGTCATCGACAAAACCACCCTGATAAGAAAATGCGTGTTGTGATATATCCATCATTGCAGTCACTCCGTTAGTTGTTCGTAAACTCCCTGATAGGATTTTATTGCATTATGCAACGTGTTTTCCAATTGTCGAAACATTCTCAAGGTCACCGCTGCAAGGTCTATTTTGTTTTGCAGGGTTTTGATTCGCAACGCTGCTTCTGTCCCTAAGTCAGTGTCACTCTTTTGCAAGTCTTCAATGATTTCTTCGTTAGTTCTAAGCATTTTCTAATTTCCTAATCAAATAACTTGTTACACCCCAAAGTGTAAACCAAACTGTCACGGCAAACACCGCAACAATCGCCCCGGCGATAAGCAGCAGGGTTAAACCATAACTGTAAAACCCTGCTCTGTGGTCTTTGTCAAAGCTCATTTGTCACCCCGTTGTGTTGTTGGTTGCCGTGTCACTTCTTCTCCAAGTTGTGTAACTTGATCTGAACGTTCCCGAAGAAAAGATTTCAGACCAGTTTACAACTCTAACGTGAATCCCTGCAACGTTTACATATTCTCCACCTTTTTCTTCGGGACCACGAACGAAGTTCTTCGCTCTTTCAATATCGTGACAAAGACTTTCGTATGCAGCAGCAATCCTTTTGAACATTTCAGCGTCACCACCTTTATCGGGGTGGTGCTTCATTGCTAATTTTCGATAAGCAACCTTCACCTTGTTTGTGTCCAAGTCTTGTTCTTTGTCAAGCCCAAGCACAACCAACGCTTCTTGTGGGTGCATATACTTTGGCGGTCTTCTCATTGCACTATCCTTTCTAATTAGTAGCTTCTCAAAATGCTTTGCAGAATGTCTTTTACATCCTGAATCGTCAAAGCCATTTGTCTTTTCTGTGTCACTCTGTTTCTGATTTCTTCATCAATCGTGTTAGGAATCAAAAGGTCAGTAATTTGAAGTGTGCTTCTTGTTCCCCGTCTGTGAGCCCTGTCTTCTGCTTGAATCCTATCAACAGCAGACCAGTTGCAGGAAAAGAAAACTTCATGCCCCACATACTTTTCAGAAGCATCAGGGTTTTCTTTGTCATAACCTAACATATTCAATCCGACACCCGCAGAAGCAGGATTGCCAACAAATACCATGCAATTGTCATCGCTGTTCAAACGTTCTTCCGCAAGTTCAGGTTGTGCAACCCTGTACTCTTTTTGAATCACAGGGTGATAACCAACGTGGTTAATTCCTTCTTCTGCAAGTCTTTCACTAATCACTCGCATATCTTCAACAAAACAAGCCCACACAAGAAACTTGCAGTTGGGGTCACTTTCCCATTGTTCTCTAATCAAAGTGATAAGGTCTTCAACTTTGGGGTTAGTGTCACCAATTTGAATAACTGCACCTGTTTTCATTTCACCTGCTTCAAAATCAGGTGCGTCATCAAGTTTAATGTGTCCGCTGCAAATCTGTGCAAGACGAAGAAGTTTTGTTAGAACGTGGTCAACGCTGACTTTCTGTCCTGTTGCAGTTGCGTTTGCCATAAGTTCATCAATTTCAACAACAAGACGTGTTGCCATTTTCTTATAAATCTGTGCTTGAACAGCAGTCATTTCAGTTTCAGAAACATCATAAAGCTTTTCAGGAAGATTCAAGTTTGCATCTTTCTTCCGAATCAAGAACGCAAGTCTTGCAAGTCTTTCCTGAATCAACGGGACATTTTGAAAACCGATAAGCCTTTGAACCGCTGTCCCTGCTTGCATAAAGCTTTCCCATCTACCGTGAAAGCTTCTAAAGTTGCTGAACGTTTTGAATCCGCTTAAACCTTTGCCCAACCATTCAAATTGAGCCCACAAGTCAAACACTGTGTTAGTAATCGGAGTCCCGGTCAAAATCATTTTAGATTTTGTCCTAACGTCATCAATCTTCATCACTGTTTTGAAACGTTTTGTTTTCGGTGACTTGATCTTGTGGCTTTCATCAATAACCACCAAATCCCATTTTACTTTTCCGATTGCTTCCCATATTGAGTCGATTGAATCAATACTAATGATTGCAGTTGACCAGCAGCAATCATCTTCGTCACGCACTGCATCAATCAATTCTTTAATCTTTGCAAGCTTGTCACCCCGAAGGTCTGCAACCTTTCCCGGTGTTGTTGCAAAGCGTTCGTGTTCCTTCACCCAATTTCTTCTGACTTGCCGGGGGCAAACAACTAAAGCACGATACATTCCCTTTTTGCTTTTGCGTTTCTTACCACCTTCATAACAAATCCGGTTTACAACAATTGCAGTCTTGCCTGTTCCCTGCTCCATCAACAGAGAATAGACGGGAGTTGTTATGCTTGCAAGCAGAGCAACCTTTTGATAAGGTGCTAAAGGCAACGTAGGGTGTTCAATGAAATCATCAGGCATTGTAGGGGTTTCTTGCGTGGTCTTCCACGTTGCTGCAATCAAAGCAGACTTTGATTGCACAAGAAAACGCTTGAGAAGAAATTCATAAAGAAGTGCCGCTTCTTCACTTCTGAATATAAGGTGACTTCCTTTCCATACGTGGTGTATGACAAGTGCAGTGAAGTCTGTTCCTGCAAGTTTCCAAGTCCCGTAACTGATCTGCTTACGTTCGGGAACCTTGCGGAACCAAGTGATTGAAGCGTTGTAGGAAGGATAATTATAAAAACGTTCATCCTTGACGAATGTTTCACCGTCAACTTGAACGAATTCTGTGGCAACGTCACCTGCAAGCATTGTGTTTGCCTTTTTTAAGCAGACACCCTTGCAGATAAAATCTTCACCCGTTTGCTTATCAACATCAATTTCTAAAAAGTCTGTATCACGAAGTGCAACGGGAGAAAGTGTTGTGGAAGTGGCTTTGCTCAAAGGTTCAAGCAAAGGTAAAGCAGGAATTTTAATTTCTTGAGTTTGGGTAGCCATTTTCTTTTCTCCGTTCTATTGTTCTAATGTTCTAATATTCTAATCAACTACAAAACACAAATTAACATAGTCTGGTCAAAATGTCAAGAACAAAACAGGAAAATTTTCAAGAAATTTTCAATTGTAACGTCCCGTCCCATAAGCACTTAGGACGGTCCAATGTCACCACCCCCAAGGGGTCAAAAACCGGGGTTCACCCTGCCGGGACAAGGTGACCTTACCCATTTTAACGCCCATAAGTCCTTACCTGACAAGCACTTACAAGTCCAAACGCCTGAGAGCCCCTACAGCGTAAACAGGGGTGTAAATAGTACCCGCCCAACCCTTTTAGAGCCTCACAGAGCCTCACAGAGCCCCGTTCCAGAGCCCACTTTTGCACTGTTTAATCTGTTGGGCGATTTCCCGGTCACTGATTGATCTTACAGTTGATTCTGTAGCAACTGTTTAATCGCTTTCAGGTCTTGTGTTAAAGTGTCACATTTGCCGTCGATAGACTCAAACTTACCACCAACGTTTTCAAATTTGGCCGTCATGATTTCTACGGTGCTTTCGTGCATAGCTTCACATTCAACTTTTGATCTTAACTCTTTCAGTTGATCTTGCAAAGCTTTCTGTGAATCGTTGTGTCCCTGCAAGTGTTTAATAAGTGTTGCGAACGTCACTGACAGAATAAGACTTATTACACCGCATAAGCACACCAATATTTTCAACCAAGTTTCTTCCTGTACTGCTCCCACCGCTATTACTCCCATTGATTGCAGAATCCAAATAGGTTTTACTATTGCCATTTTCTTCATTCCCTTTTATGCCATCGTCAAGTTTCCAGTTGAAGTTACTGTCACTTCCGATGTTCCACTTAGTTCTAATTCCCCTTCCAAGTAACCAGTTGTAGTGACAAGAATTGTAATCTCCCCTTTTAACAATTCCCCACGAATAGACAAGTCACCTGTTGTGGTGACTGTTGCAGCAACATCACCCACTATAGCTTTAAGAACATCAAGGTCACCTGATACTGTGACAGTTGCAGTAACAGAGCCTAATAACGAACGCTCAATTGTAACATCGTATTGTTGAAAGCTGTCATAACCACCACGCACCGCTTTTAACACAAACCTTAAAGTTGAATTCAACGGGTCACCTGCCCCAAGACTACAATCAGCCCGTTCATTAACTTCACTATAAGTGTAAGAAGTCCCGGTCAACCCTGTTTCAGTTCTTACAAGCCCGTTATCTTCATCATAAATATAAAGTGTGTAAGTTGTTCCTACTTCCGGTCCATAGTTTGCATCTGTAGTGTGCCTCACTATGGTTGAAAGTTGTGTTGCGTTTGTTCTATCCCTGTGCCGCCAAGAAAGTGTTGGTTGTCCTGTAAAGAATTCAGGATAATAAGAACCGTTAATGAGCAATCGTGCAGGGACATAAGGTCTTATCATCCTTGAATCAAATGCAGCAGGTTCAGCATAATTTGCAGAGCCTTCTGCAAGGACACCGTTACCCGTTTGAGTCAAAAACTTAACTCTTGGTGAATCTCCGTTTGTATATTCTCGATCTATGAAATTGGATAGAGAACCAAGGAACCAGATTCTTGCACCCGCACTGTGTGCAGCAGGGATTGTATCAAGAATCGCCCTGCCAAATGTCACTTCTTCATTTGCAACATCTATTGCTTCAATGACAACAAGTTCACTATCTATCAGAGCATAAGTTCCAACTTCAACCGCTTCAAGCATCATTGAATTCTGTAAATCAACATTTGTTGCTTGAGCCCCGTCAATTGCTAAGTCACTGACTAAGGTTGCAGACGGGGTGAAGACTCCCATTCCCTCACTTACATAGCCACTCCCTGTGTAATCTTCAACCAACAGTTCACAACCAAGCACATCGGACGAAGGAGCATCTGCACTTGCAAGCATAAACGTTGCATCATTATCAAGACTGTCAAGCAAAGATGAACCGTTGTATTGCTTGTAAAGTTCATAATAAGGTGACTCTATCACTTTCTTGTTTGTTGCATCAACCGGATTTGAAATGGGATTTGTCCAAAGTGAATCAGGTGGGTTTGAGTATATGTTGTAAGCAACACCAAAAACATCTTCGGTGACATCCATTGTGATATAGTTGTCACTTGGTTCACCGTAGTCAATGCCCATCACCCTTACAGTTACTTCTGTTAATCCTAACTTAGCCCAAGATATTTTGAAGACTGAAAGCGGTCCTTCCCCTGCCATAGTCTTTAAGCATTTCAGTTTCATTGTTGCAAGCATCGACGTTGCTTGCTTCAATTCTCTGTTCGCAATGTTTGTTGCAAGGTCACCATCTACAATTGCTTGGTAGTCAAAACTTGTTTCAACAACGTTACCCTGCTGCTTCAACATTACTGCAACATCTTCTGCCATTGCAGGTCTTGTTTCGTTGTAATAAATCTCTGTCCAATTTACAACCACTCTGCTTGCAACTTCACCGAACCCCGGTCTGACAAATTCTGTGACTTCGGCAATATCATTTTCATCGTATATTGTCAAAGCTTCGGGGGTGTAGTCTTCTCTTGCAAGTTTAAGCTGAAATAATCCGGTAGTTTGATCTTGAATCAATGCCCCGTCAATGATTGCTAACATATTTTCAATAAGGTCTTCACAAGAAGTAGTGTTGTCCCAATTAAGTGACACACCAAAACCTTCTGTGTAAAGAGTATCAGCAACGGATTTGAAGTTAGTGTCATCAATGTAAGCAACGTTGTAACCTAATCCTGCTTCACTGTCTGTTAAAATCTCTCTAATAACGTGAGCAACGTTCAACGAATCGTCACCAATGTTTGCCTTTGCAGGATACCATTGCACGTCACCACTAATTAGGTGGTCTGTCCTTTTCCAAAGAAAAGCCCAAGGTTTAAGATAACCGCTTGTCCCTAAGTAAACTGTTTCAAGAACTACCCCTGTCTGTCCACGAAAAGCAGGAACGTTTGCACCAAGCTTAGAGACAAGGTAAGCATTTTGCGTTTGTGAGTAGTCACCATAGGCAAAGCTAACGGTCCCACTAACGCCACCTTCCTTTTGGTCACCACCAAAGATTGCACCTGCATCTACTGTTGCAGAAGTTGCACCGTCACTTGCTTCTGTTTCTTGTTCATTAGGTGTCGGCCAAACAACCTTTTCACCAACAATGATTTGTTTTATTCCATCTACACGGGAATAACCCAAAATCATGTGCATACCAAGATAATATTTGTAACCAACTGTCACGCTCTTAGATGAAAACAATCCGGTCTTGATCTTATCTTTCACAGCAACCACACGAAGGTCACCGTACCAAATCACGTTTGGTCCGCTGTATCTTCTCTTACCGAATACAACTGCAAGTGGTCTGCCTTCTTCCGCTGTAGGTATATCAAAATCGTCTAACCCTAACGGATTGCGTTTTGTAATCTTCGGTTTTGGAGCCAACCACATTGCAATCGCAAACATGATTGCTGCTTGTATTATGAAGTTAAGCAATTGCGTCACCTGTGAACGGGTTTTTGTGTGGTAACCAAGGGTGACCACCAAAGTTGAGATTATTGCTTAGTGACGTACACGTTGACAACGTGTGGTCACAACCCCTATAAGCGTTGAAAGATTCTCCAACTGCTAATGATGGAATTGGTGTGCTTAATGTTACAACATTTCCTGTGTGAGCAACTATCATCCTTGAATAGTCTTCGGTTTCAATGTAACCTGCTACAAAGTAACCATCTGTCTTAGTTCCAAATGTAGAGCTTGTCACTGTGTTTCCCGATACAGCATCAACCACCCCTGAAACTTGGTAGTCCCCTGTAACTAATCTGCATCTGTAACTATAAACAGCTATACCACAATTGCGGGAAAACCTTCTTTGCAGTCCGGTCCTCTTTAATCTGCTTGTCATCGGAGAACAAGTGATTGCTGCACCTGTTGGCGAAAATACTACCTTCTCAACAAAGCCTCTCCAATATGCAACATAGTCACCACCTTGACCACGGTACAGCGTAAAAGAAACAATCCCATCTAAGGTTGCAGTAAGATAGAGTTGCACAAACTCATTAGTAAGTGACGTTTCAATTGCCATTTTACTTTTCAATGAGTTCGTAGTTAAGTTCTTTGAAGACCTTCCAATCAGTTTAGGATACCAAATCTTACCATCCCAAGAAAGTTCTTCCGTACCTGAATTCTGAGCCCAATAAGTTGAACCCAACGTGAACAAATACAATTCAGTTGGTTGACTTGAAGCCAGAGATTTTTCTAAGTCTAAAAAAGCCACTTATGTCACCCTTGCTAAAACTGACTGACATCGGTTTCGCCCTGCAAAGTCCCACTCTAATGTCACTTCATCTGAATCAAATCTTACTTTATCAACAAAGCATATCCATTCAGAACCCATTTCAATTGTGACACCTAACGAAGCATCTATATCAAAACGTTCCTTAATGTCATTGATCTTCACCATGTTTACAATCTTGCGGACATATACTGTCCCGTCAACTATAAATGCAACATAGGTTCTCAAATCATTGACACCCATATTGTTAGTCATCTTGACACTTTCAACATAGATGTAATCATCCGAAGGTAGAATCTTTTGCATCAATGTTAGTTCATGTTGAAAAGTAGGAACCAAGAAAGACTTTTGCTGACCACCTTTATCATGTAGAAACTTTCTAAACTCCCAACAAGCTTCCGCATTATCGTTGTACCAAATGTGTGATTGCCTTTGCTTATTGAAACTGCTGTAACTGAAAATCTCAACCAACCCTGTGTCATAGTCTGTGATAAAACATTCTGACTCTGAATCTTCGTGCTGAACAGGGTCGATGAATGTTGGTTGAGTCAATACCTCATAACCGTCATAAGTTGTCACTGGAACGTAACCAGTGATTGAAATGTTGTCAACAACTTGGAACCTTGCTGCAAACTCCACTGCTCCCGAATTGTGCTGCTTCCTAATTGTTCTTGCAATCATCTGTGCGTTTCTTAAAGGCATAATTTCAACCGTCCCGGTGAACGCTGTACCTATTGGAAACGCTAAGTTCAATTGTGAGTCTGTTTTTGTTTCAATCGCAACTGTTGCATATTCTGTGTTAGATTTCCAGATGAAAGCAAAGCTGTCGTCCCTAAAATCTGCTTTTGTTGTGTCCACGATAATAACAAGGTCACTTGCAGAGATTGAAACGTTTTGCTTCTTAACTGCTTCCTGCCAAAGTGGAACACCCCAATAAAGCTTTTGCCACCTGTGCAAAAACATATCATAAGTCACTGCATCCTTAATGTTGGAGAATAGCCAACGAATACCAAATTGTTGTCTTGGGGTCGGCCTAACTTGAATTCTTTGCTCTGTACCATTACTGCTTTGCAAAACATCAGTCTTTGTCACCAACGTTTCAGTTATGTTTCTTTGGGGTTTCCAGTAAAGCAGTGCAAGTCTTTGTCCGGTGACAAGCAATGTTTGTGTAGGAGTTGCACCACTATCGAATTCAAAATCTATTTCTGTTTCTAAGAAAGGGTCACCAACACCAGAGACAACCAATTCCACTTTTTCCCACCATAAAGGTTTGAAAGTGAAAGGTTGTGCCTCTGTATTAACTTCAATGTAGTCACCTGACTGATTCACGTCTGTCAAAACTTTCTCAACAAAGAAAGTATTCCAAACGTAAACATAAGCAGAAACGTCACTAACTATTGCACCGAGATTCTTCGGGTTTGACCAAATATGAATCCTGTAGTAGTAATCTTGTAAGAAAGACTGCACAAGATAACCTGTTTCTGCATCTTCATCAGGAGTAAAATCAGGAGTAGGTGCAGGAACAACAAACGTCGGGGTTATATCTTCAATATCTTCAATGTTTGGTGCTGGAAAAACCCAACCTGTAATGCTTGCAGAAGCTTCTAAGTCTGTTGGAATCCAAGAAGGAACCAAACCACCTGCAAGAGAGTTTAACCAACCTTCTGTTGTGACATTAACCGGGACAACTCCCCGAAGCCCTACGTGAACCCCTTCAATCTCACCTTCGATTGTTGCTTCAACTGTCACTTCACCTGCAAGAGAAACGATTGCTGATAAGTAACCTGTTGTGGTAACTGTGGCAAAAATCTTTCCTGCATAGGGTCCGCTTAATTGACCAGTTGTTGTAACTGTTGCAACAATTATCCCTTGTAGCCCACTTGGTGACCACAAATCACCAGATGTTGTAACTGTTACTAAGACTTCACCTGCAAGACTTTTGTACTTCTTAATTGTGCCTGTGGCAGTTGTAGTAACTATCACTACACCTTGCAAGTTTCCAACTGTAATTTCACCTGTGGTGGTAGTTGTAACAACTACTACTCCCGAAAAGTTAGGATATTCAATAAACGCACCAGTTGTTGTAACTGTTGCAGTTATTGCCCCCACAAGAGAAAGCGTTAGACTTACATTTCCAGTTGTTGTAACTGTTGTTGCCGAAGCACCGATAAGCCCAAGAGCAACATCAAGGTCACCTGTTGTTGTAACTGTTGCAGTGCTTGTCCCTTGAAGGGGAACCGTCCCTGAGATTGCACCAGTTGTTGTAACTGTTGCTGTTACTGTTCCTGCAAGAGTTGTTAAGACGGACAACGCACCATTAACTGAAACTGTTGCAGCAGCGTTCCCAGCCAAATAATCAGGAAGGAAGGACAACGAACCACTTGTTGTGACTGTTGCTGTTGCTGTTCCCGCAAGTGTGGTCAAAACATCAAGGTCACCTGTGACTGTTGAAACAACGGTCACCGTTCCTGAAACAGAATGTTTCTGACCAATTGCACCTGTTGTTACAACAATTGCTGTTACTGTTCCCGCAAGGGTGGTTAAAACATCAAGGTCACCAGTTGAAGTAACTGTTGCCGATACTGTTCCTGAAAGAAGTTGTTCCCCTGTGGTTGTAATCTGACCTTCGGTTGTAACAATTGCTGTTACTGTTCCCGCAAGGGTGGTTAAAACATCAAGGTCACCAGTTGTTGTAACTGTTGCTGTTACTGTTCCGGTCAGCCCTGTGATAACATCAAGGTCACCACTTGTTGTAACTGTTGCTGTTGCCGTTCCCGAAACTGATTGCTTGTTTGAAAGGTAACCAGTATTTGTAACAACAACTGAAACTGTTCCCTCAAGAGTTGTTAAAACTTGAATGTCACCAGACGTGGAAACTGTTGCTGTTGCCGTTCCCGCAAGTGTTACTTGTCCAAGTGTTGTCAGATTTCCAGTTGAAGTAACTGTTGCTGTTGCCGTTCCCGCAAGTGTTGTCAAAACTTTAACATCACCAGAAGAAACAACCGCCACTGTCACAGAACCTTCCAGCCCTGTTGATACGTTTAGGTTTCCAGACAATGTTGCAAGCGTGACACTGCTTCCAGAAAGAACCAATCCTTTCTTCAAAGTGCCGGTGGTTGTAACAGTGACGGTTGACAAACCCACAAGAGCAAAGTTAGCTTCAAGAGAGCCTGTTGTTGTAACCGTTGCCGTTGCTGTCCCTGCAAGAGCAACTCCCGTTGAAAGCTCTGTTAGCCAATAATCTGTGCGAAGTGTGAAAGGTGTTCCAACTGCTAAGTCACCAACTGAAACAACTGTTGCTGTTATAGTGCCTTGAAGTTCAGTGATAACATCAAGGTCACCAGTTGTTGTAACTGTTGCAAGTGTTGAACCTTGAAGTGGAACCGTTCCAGAGATTGCACCAGTTGTTGTAACTGTGACAGTTACTTCACCGACAAGCCCCGGTTGTGAATCAAGTGAACCTGTTGTTGTAACTGTTACTGTTACTTCACCCGCAATCAGTTTGTCAGCCGATTCAACTGTTAAATCTGCTGTCAATGCAGGGGAAGTTGCAACAATTGTTCCTGCAAGGGTGGTTAAAACATCAAGGTCACCAGTTGTTGTAACTGTTGCTGTTACTGTCCCGGTCAAACCTTTTGTCAAAGCCATTGCACCAGTTGTGGTAACTGTTACAGATGGACTACCCACAAGTTCAGTGATAACATCAAGGTCACCAGTTGTTGTAACTGTTGCTGCAACGTTTCCTGCAAGTGGGTGTGTTACTGCTGCTGTGTAAGTAACTTTAAGGTAAGCAGCGTCAACAGACGGGTCATTTGTTGTGTTGGACTTATCGAAGAAGACGGTTGCTGCATTAACTCCCGCCCAAGTTGTCCCAACTATTGAAGTGACATCAACCGACACCCAACCCCAAGCAGCAGGGGGATTCAATCCGGTTGCAGTTGAATTCACATAAGCTTCAAAATCACTTGCTGCACCACCGTCTACAGCATAGATAAAAAGCTCAACTTTAGTGATTGTTCCAAGGTCACTACTTGAAGCAAAAGTGAAAACGTCTGAATTAGCGTTTCTTGAATTGCTGTGAACGTAGTTCGTCGGTTGATCTTGTGCGTTCAGGTAAGGAGTAGTTCCAACCTGAGTCCACGAACCAGCAGACTGAATACCATTGACATATAAATTTACTTCGGACATTTAGACCGCCTGATAAACTCTGAATGTTGTCCAAGAGTTTTCATCAAAGTATTTGTCAAGGTCAATTGTTATGTCACCTGACAAGTTGAAGTCTGTATCTGCTGCTACTCCGTTTTCCTCATCTACGTCATCCCATTGCAAATCTGTATGATTGTAGATTTGCAACTTAACTGCAACGTCCGAAGGTGCAAGACTGCTTTGCCCGTTCCAAGTGACACTAATGTTTCCTTCTGTGACAAACTTGTCTTTGAATACAAAAACCGCCGGGACAATATCCCCTGCTTGATCTACCCTAACACCATCGTCACTTGAAACGTCTGAATAATCTTGACCAGAGAACAAAGTTGCTTCGTCTGATTCATCAGAAAACAAAACTTGTCCACGGGAGTAAATTGCAGTCGGAACAGTCAACGCACCTTCAGTTGTAACTGTTGCTGTTGGATTGCCCACCAATCCCGGTTGTGAATCAAGCGAACCTGTAATGGTTGCAACTACAGAAACAGAACCTTGCAGTTCTTTTGTTACACCAAGAACACCAGTTGTCGAAACTGTTGTTGCCGAAGTTCCTGCAAGAGTTGTTTCAACTGAAGCATCCCCTTCAGTTGTCACAGTTGTAATTGATTCGCCCTGAAGACCAATTATAACTTCAACTGTCCCTGTTGTTGTAACTGTTACCGAAACAGAGCCTTGCAACCCTGTAATAACATCAAGGTCACCAACTGTTGTAATTGCTGCTGAAACTGAACCTTGCAGTTCAGTTGAAACATCAAGGTCACCAGTTGTTGAAACTGTTGCTAAAACAGAACCCGCAAGTTCCGGTTGTGCATCAAGTGAACCTGTGGTTGTTACTGTTACTACAACACTTCCTTCAAGAACCGTAAAACCAGCAGTAACGGTCAAATCACCTTCAGAAGTAACTGTTGCCGAAACAGAACCTTGCAATTCTGTGATAACATCAAGGTCACCAGTTGAAGTAACTGTTGCCGAAACAGAACCCGCAAGAGTTGTTTCAATTGAAAGGTTTCCAACTGTGGTGACTGTTGTTGCTGTTTCCCCAACTAACCCTGGTTGTTTTGTAAGGTCACCAGTGGTTGAAACTGTTGCTGTTGATACTCCCGCAAGTGCATGTTCTTTTGTAAGGTTTCCAGTTGTTGAAACTGTTGCTGCTGCACTTCCTTCGCAATAATGTTGCCATCCGTCCCCAATATATAAGTTGTCAAGATACCAAACAGGAACGCCACCTGCACCTGAAATCCCTGTATAGATTCTTTGAAAGTCCGAAGTGTGCGAACCTGAAAGTGTTCCTTCCGAAGTGATAGGGTCTACTGAATCAACGTTGTTAGGTTGATCTACACCGTTTATTCTCCATGCCCAAACATCGTTTGTTGAATCCCATTTCAATTCAACAATGTAACGAGTATCAAGCGAGAGTACTGTTACACTGTTGAAAGAATGATAACTTCCATCATAGTAAGCTACAAGTTGAAGACGTAATGTCCCTGAGCTATTGTAGAGTAGAAGAATGAAGTTGTTTGCGGCGACACTTATGTTAGTCAGTTGCATAATCTGTCTTGTGCCAGCCGACATTTCACTAACAATCAATTCAAACTTACAGAAGTAATCCGGTACTTCTGAAGGTATATCTTCATGGATAATTGCATTTGAAGTTCCATCTGTGAACATTCTACAGCAAAGAGAACCCCAAGAAACGGGAGCTCCCGCAACAGAAGAAGTAGGATAGTCACCATCTATTGTTGCAGTGCCATTTTCAACCTTGTACCAAGATTGATCGAATTCAGACGCTTCAAAAGTTTCAACAAGCCAAGGTGGGTCAAAGGACAATGCACCACTTGTTGTAACTGTTGCTGTTACTGTTCCTGCAAGTGTGTGAAGTTTTGCAAGGTCACCAGTTGTTGTAACTGTTGCAGTTGATTCACCTGCAAGATTTGTGGTCTTTCCAAGATTTCCTGTTGTGGTAACTGTTGCCTCTGCTGTACCATGTAATTCATTTGCAACTGATAATGCACCTGTAGTGGTGACAGTTGCAGCAGGGTTTCCGTCAAGAGAATGTGTAGTGACTGTGGGGGCATAGATACCATCACGAATTGCGTCTGTATCTGTTGAATCAAGTATTTTGTTGAAAACTACTACTTCATCAATATACTTAGTCCAAGAATTTGAATCTGCAAGAATAAAGTCACCATCATCTTGCACATCAACATCTTGCGTCCCTGTACCACTTCCATTGTAATCAACCGTGTTGTTAGTTGCGTCAAATACTCTAAAAGTCCACGCTTTTGTTGAAGCATCGTAGGTTGCAGCAATGTGCATCCAAAGTGCAGTGCCTAAAATAGCACCTGTGGTGCATAGCGTTTCCATGCTGGAACCATTACTATAACCAACGCACCACTTCAGAGTATTGCCGTTAATCACTACTCCAAAAGAGAAGTTGTTGCTTGCAAGTGTTCCTTTATGAACAACGTTCTTGTCAGTAGCAGAGACAGAGCTACACTTAAACCAGAAACAAAGTGTTACTTGTCCATTACTTCCACCACTTACAAAAGGAAATCCCGAAGACTGACTACCGCTGAGAATCCGCATAACAGCAGTGCCACCAGTTGCTTCTAAACAACCATCCCCTTTTTGAACGTCTAAAGTTTGTAAACTACAACCTGAGATATTAGTAAGGGTGTTATTTCCATTTTCATCTGTCCCGCTTATACCGCCCGAACCATTATTGTTTAACAGCCAATGACTAACTGCATCACTACAGTCATTGTCCGTCATATCTGCAAAGTGACCAGAAATGAAAGATATTTCATCACTGCCGTTAAATACAAAACTTACTGTTCCTGCGTCCCAATCCGCAATGTGGTACTGCGTATTGGTAGTCCAAGCACCTTGATCTTGTTCATAAATTGTATTTCCTGTGCGTGACGTTGGCGTGTCTTTATAACCACCTGTGCAAACATTAAACACAATCCCTCCCGGTCCTATGTTACCGGGGTAAGGGACACTTACAGATGTTGAAGTAAGGTATGTGCTAAATTCATGGTCCGGTCTTTCAATTGGCGTACCTTCGGCAGAAAAGTATGCCATGTGCGTGACAACTTCTAAACTTGCATCGTTACCATAAGCAATTGTCTGTGTGCCTGTAGGCGGGCTTTTTAGATACCAAAGTTCACAGGCGGTTTCTGAACCTGTAACGTGGTAGATAGGAGAACCAGAAACTTCGGTCATCGGTTGTGAATTGATAGTGGGGTCACTACCTGTTCGCAACTGATTCTCATTCTGCATTATTGCAAGAATTGCAAGGTCTGTTGCAGCCGGGATTGAAGACGAAAAAGACACCGCAGACGTTGTTGGGCCATTAGTGTCTTTTCCTTCGTATGTGAAACTCATTGCTTACTTTCTTTAAGTTGTTCTGCAACTCTTTTCAACATTTCTTGAGCTTGCAAATACTTTTCTCTTTTACTTGTACTACAGAAATACTCTTTGCAAACTAAAGGTCTTTCTTTATAGTGTTCACATTTATATTTGCCTTCCTCACGGTCAAAACTCAACCAAGCACAAACGATAGGGATTGCCACCCCTAACACTTCTTTGTCACCTGATTGATATTTTGAAACATCACACCTATGTAACCTTAACCATTTACCGATTTCCTTTTCATCTTCAATATCTACACTGTGCAAAGCTAAAAAAGCAGTGTGGCAACATAAGCCACATCTTCCACATTTAGGTTTACTTTGCTGGTTTGATAGGTTCTCCTGCTTGGATTGCTGCTGTGAAGAAGTCACTGTTTGTCACCGCCTTTGGTCTTCTTGCCCACAAAGCACAGCGTGTTTCGTGGTCACCACTGTTCCGAATCCTTGCAAACTTTCCCCTAAGAATTTCTCTTTGCCAATGCAGTTCAGGATAACGCCCTGCATCGTGAAGGATAATCACATCACAGAGTTTTGCTGCTTCTGTAAGTGAATGTTGCCTACCTATTCCACCTGTAGATTCTCCCGGTGGTCCATCAACAAACGCAAGTTGAAACTTTTCATTTGTTTGTGGGAAGTTGACACCATCCCACATTCTGATTTCAAGTTTGTTGTAATCTGTGCGTTTGTCGTTTATTTCCTTTGCGTAGCCTTCATTTGTTTCGTAGGTCACAACAGGAACCTTTTCAGACATCAGCAATGACGAAAGCCCTGCACCAAATTCAAGTATTCTTTCCGGTTGCAGTTCACTTATCACTTGCTGAATAAATTTCCAATCCTTCTGGCTGATTGACCACCCTCCCCAAGGCAACTCATATTTTGCATTGCTCTTGTCGAAGTGACGTATTGAGTCCCAACCTTGAATGTCACACAAACCGACCTTCTTGTAATGTTCGCAAGGGTAGTTTGGTGCAGTGTATATGTTAAACCCTGCTGCTCTTGCCTTTCGACAAAACGCAAAGTCAGTTCCAAACTTCTGCACACCGTCTTCATCGAATTCAGAATGAAAAGGTGCTTTCAGTTTTTCAAGAACCCTTCGATGAACAATGATGCAACCTGTGCCAACTATTTCAACTTGCATCAAATCCACCATGTCATCTAACTGTGTAAAGTCAATTGCTGAATAGCAATCACCGGACGGGTGGTCCCTGTAAGCAGTCCAGACAATTGTTTGTCCAGTAGAACGAACCAAAGCAGGAAGACCAATAATGTCTTTGTTCGCATGGACAAGTTCAGCAGGATTGCACAAAGGGACTACATCATCATCAAGCTGAATCATAAACTCACAATCTGTCTGCAAGAACCTTTTTGTAATCAGATTGCGATTGCTTGATATTGGGTTTGCCCAAGTTAAACCGGGGTTTTCCCATTCCAATTCAACACCTTTCGTGTTTTGCATCGCTGGTAAAACGTGCCAAGAGAATTCACGTCTAAGTGTCCCACCATTCAAAGTTGCAAGATATACTTTCTTCATATTATAACGAGTCCTTTCTCACTGGAAGGTACAAGTTTAGTTGATCGACACCTTCAAGTCACCTGTGGCAAACTTGGCAGTGTCACCCGTGGCAATGCTCTTTGCGGTGGTAAGCTTGGCATACGCCAAAACATTTCCACCAGACGAAGCATCGACAACAGCAAAGTCAGTGACAGTTCCCCACTGTGCCGTTGCCTGAGTAAATGTAATCGCCACACCGTTCTTCGTTGAACCTGCTGAAGCAGTGTCCCACGTTCCGCAAGACTTCCTTGCATACGAACCACCAGAAACTTCACTTGGAAGTGTTGAACCAGTGTCCGCGTCATCAATGGTTGATTTGCACAACGCAATATAGATATTGCTCGGTTGTGCATAAGAACCAGTCAGAAAAACGTGGTCCAGAATTTCAAGTTCAAGATAGTCACTAAATGACATCCTAACTCCTTTCAAGATTTCAAAAATGCAAAACCTGTGTTATACCTACAACTATAGCTTCCTTCTGTCTCCTTTCTAAATGCAGGAAATAGCTTCCAAGTGTCGGAGTCAATCGTCATTTCAGATGCAGGAGAGTAGTTAGCCACATTTACTTGACGAATCCCTTCTGGAGTTCCCGCGAAAGACCATCGTGAATTTTGATTCAATAAGAACGTATATATATTGGAACTAAAACAGCTAACCCGTTGAAATCATTTGGACAACGTGTCACTGCATAAGCGGAAAGTGCCATGACTGCATTTCTACCGGGTTCAGAGCTTGCATAGGGCATATAAGCAGACATCACAAGGTCTGAATTACTATTCCACCAACCTGCCGATCTTCCCGGTATATCTGCATACATTGCACCGTGTGGGTGGAAATTAGAAATATCTGCTTCATAACCAAAAGTTGCCCCTCTATGTTCGTTTCTTGAATTGCCTGAACCATAAATATAGGTGTACCACGGTACATAATGACTAAAAGAACCTGTTCTGTAAATACCTCCGGTCCAAGCACCTGATTTTTGAATCTGACCAAAACATAAGTATTGATATTGGGCTGAAGATTGCTGCACGACAATGTAAGTGCTGTCACCTTGTTGAAAACACCAATAATTATTTGGTCCCGAAGATGGAATTTCCGTGATAACACTTCCTGCACTACCACCCCAATAAGAAGTATATCCCGGTT